ATTCATCATATAGTTCTTAAGAGGAATCTTCGGAACAGATCGAGGTTCATCATTTCCAGTCTTAAATCGTGTGATTGGTCGCTTTCGCTGATCTTCTTCATCAGATGTTTCATTTTGAACCTTGAATCGTTGTATTGGACGCTTTCTTTGGTCTTCTTCATCAGATGTTTCACTCTTCAACACATCTTGCACTACGTTTGAAGGTCCTTGATCATACACCTCATGGAGCCTACGAACAGTACGTGACTCTGTTTGGAAACAATAATCCAGAGTGTGATGAAACTCACAATACTCTTTTTGTGAGTCACGCGTTCCAACACGTGATTTTGGTACACTAGCTGGTGTCATACTCCACAAATCCATTGGTGTTGTCCAATTCTTATCTTCTGGTTCATCAGCCCAATTTCCTTCTGATCGCATCTTTTGCTCTTCTGGATAATATGTGCAGAAATAACTAACTGCCAATGTTTTCACAAAATACAATAGCATGTCAACCCAAATCAACACACTATTTTGTGCAACATTACGAACGTTTTGTGCAGCAACCTCTTCCACTTGTGCTGCCATACTACTATCTAGATGGAACGCTTCTGACACACCAAACGAATTTGGTTTGAAGATGAAATTTGCATCCTTAAATTGCAACAAAGCAACTTTGTCAAACTTAACTTTGGCCTCGTTGAAATCGACCAAAGCATCAGCACAACATGCATACCTTCTTGATCGTAATGACATCAACTGTGGTGCCAAAGCCATAATAGCAATAGCACTACCTTTCATCATCTTGAAGTCTTCAAAACATGAATTTCCAACATCATCTACTTTGACATCAACACTGACAATATAATCAATTTCAGGTGGTAACATAATACGTGCCAGTGAATTATTCATAACAGGAACTGGAACTGGCACAGTTTGTAAATACTGTGCAGCACAAGAAAACACTTCCATAGTAGATGACATTACTCCACGCACTCCATTCTCAAAGAGATACTGGATCTTAACATACTTGGAGTACGTTTCAGATGTAATATCAGCTGCGACACGCTTTGTAAACAATCCATGTTGTATTTCAAAATTAAACACAACACAACGACGCATGAATGCATCCATTCTCTGTGGGTCTGTGGAATGATGTTTATTCCACTCAGTACGAAGTGTCGTGGAATTGCAACATAAAATCATGGGGATATCAGTTTCCTCATAATTATCATACTGTTTCCAAACACGTTCTTCAACTTCAATCAAGCGAGTACAAAATTCATCAATAAATTCCACATGTGGGAATTTCTTGACAAGCGATTCAGCAATAGTCGTTTTTCGTGTACTAGCATCACCCATCAACAGAATGGTACGCAATCGTCGCTTAGAATGATCTTCAAACTTGTCAAACATAACTGGTGGTGGAGCTGATGTAATGATCTTATGACCTTTATTCGTTTTCACAAACTTTTGCAAATTCTTTCCAGTTTTTGATAATTCATCAGCTCGAGGTTGTAACCACGATCGTGCTTTCGCAAAAGTATCTTTTGGTCTTAAAGATAATTCATCATCAGGAGCAACAACATCATCATCGTCGGGTATAACTTCCGTGTGTTTGGCCCACGCTGCAGGGTCAACAATAGAAATACGTGTTGGATAATTGTATTTATCTGTATCTTCAACGATTCCATCACGAAATGATTGACACACTCCTTCCAGTTGTTTCTTGTATACGTCAACACGCTTGGTCTTGGTTCGATAAAATTCTTGAATAATCGCACCAAGGCCCCACTCACGTCCTGTGTAAGCAATAGAACCATTGTGTGGTGCTAACGCAAACTCACGAAATTTAGCATGTGAATAATCTTCTTCATAATGTTCTGGTGGTGGAACTCGTCCTCTTGAACGATATTGGTCAGCAACTCTGTCATCAACATGAAACAACAAATCACGTCTTCTATTTAAAATAGAAGGCATAAGAAGTCGCTTAGATTTCTCAATGAACGGAAAATTAGAACAAATGATGACATAAGGGGAAACAAAACGCTTCCCTTTAGATCCAATATCCGCCATATTCAGTGGATAATTAGCTGAGGAATATATTGCATCAAGTTCAACATGATCAATATTCTCATTATCTGCTCCAAAATCATCATAAATAACAACATCTTCTCCACAATACCCTGACCAGTATTGATCTCCACACTGGCGAGTAAATTTTGTCATTGTTCTACGTTCTTGTTGTTGTAAGCCACGTATAATCTCTTCAACACAATGACTTTTACCAACTCCAGAATTTCCATATAACCAGAGCACAGTAGGATGTACTTTACCTGTGACAGAGGTCATCAACAAACGGTACTTACGCTGCAATTCATTTGCAGCATTACGCACATCTTCCATCTGAAAACGGAAATTACACAAGTTCTTATCTGTGGTAGACACTTCGATATACAAAGCATCAATTTCCTTAAGATCCTTCTCAACAGAAATGATGAAATCAGAATCATCAAGAGCAGTTGCAAGATCTGTATCAAGAAGAGAATTCTTCTTATCAACATCAATCTTCAACTTTTGTATCTTAGTCGCAAGTTCTTCTTTGAACTTATTGTGAACGTCCAAACCGAACATTGAAGCTGTTGTTTCTGAAATTAATGTTCGTAATGATGAAAATCCATCTGTAATAATCTTCCAATTACGGATGACATTACCACACGCAATAATGGAAGCACAAACTCTCGCGCCTGTGCCAAACGAGGTGCCTAAAAAGCACCCTAAAATCATCACGATTGGTAACACAATAATTGTTACTGAATACAATGTTTCTTTATGTGCTGCAAACATTGTTTTAATCGTGGTCCAAAGTCCTTTCACATAGTCAGAACACGTACTGAAAAATGATTCAACACGTGCTTCATCAACGCCATCTTGAACAGATGGTGAACTAGCTGATGCCGCTGCAGCAGTAGTTATTGTTGCTGATGTAGTAGCAACATTATTTGCTGTTGGTGTAATAACAGCTGCACCTGATGTTGACGGTGTTGGATTGTTGTGGCTAACAAACTGTTCGTTTGACTGGGGGGTTCGCGTCGTCAAACGTTGCACGAATTCTTTAAATTCGACAAATAAAGTTGGTAAACGATAAATAGCATAAGCCACACAATCTGTCAATGCAGATGCGGTGCCACCTTTAGTGGCCCAAAAACAGCCATACAACTCTAAAAGTTGTATAACACAACCGCAACGCTCTCTCCAAGAACTAGTCTTGAAAAAGCGCGTTAAGATGTTAAGCAAGTTTGCGGGTTTTAAACTTGCATAAATCGCTTCAAAATCAGATGAAGCAGCCACCGCTTTGGTGACAGAAGTGATGGATGAACGGATTGAATCCATGATAAACAAATAGCGCCGATACCGACGTCAGTCAAAACGCTATGTGGAAAAATACTGTCCTGTTGGACAGCAAGGAAACAAAGAATGTTCAAAAATGAGCAAACAAGCTCAAAATAACGCTTTCCGCAGTAAAATATGCTGTAGAAAAAGCGCCAATTGGTCCCAGCACAGACCAATTGGTTTAATGTATGTATGGTATAACTACCATAC